TGGGTAGCACCATCCTGGGTGTGAAAGGGCTGTTTAACCAGGCGAATGTTAAAACCATTCCTGCCGCCAAAACGTGGGCGTCAAGCACGGCGATGGAGATCGCTAAATCCATCAATGACGGTCTCACCACAGCCTGGAAACAGACCGGCCGTGCCGTGGTACCGGATTCGCTGCGACTCCCGCCTGACCAGTACGCGTTGCTGTCCAGCATCATCGTTTCCGATGCCGGTAACCGCTCGTTGCTGGACTACCTGAGCGAAAACACCATCGCCTACAAGCAGAACGGCAAGCCGCTGGACATCCAGCCGGTGAAATGGCTGGAAGCGGGCGCGATGCAGAACGTTAACCGCATGGTGTTCTACACCAAGGACCGCAAGTACGTTCAGTTCCCGCTGGTGCCGCTGCAGCGTACCCCGATGGAATACCGCGACCTGCGCCAGCTGGTGACCTACTACAGCAAGGTGGGTGCGGTCGAGCTGCGTTACAGCGACACCATGCTGTACGTGGACGGTATCTGACAACCGGCCCCGCAGGGGGCCATTTCTTTCAGGAAAATCCATGAAACGAATTCGTGTACATACCCCATTTACGTTCAACGACTCCGAATACAACAAAACGGATTTTGATGTCGGTGTTCATAACGTCAAAAACGAAATTGCCGATCACTGGTTTACGCAGCGCTATGCCGAAGTGCTGGATAAAACGGACAACGGCGGTGAGGGTGCCAGCCAGGCGGAAATTGGTGTACTCAATGCCAAAATTGCTGAGCTGACCACCCAGAATACTGAGTTAACGGCTAAAAACGTCGAACTGACCGCGCAGGTCACAGCGGCTGCCGAAGGTTTGACCGAGCGTAATGCGCTTATCGAAGAGCAGAAGCGGAAAATTGCTGAGCTGACGGAGCAGGTCAATGGAGCTAAAAAACAGTAATCTCCCGACCGTCGAGCAGTTCCGCACCGATTTTCCGCAGTTCGCAAACTCAACCCTCTACCCCGATCCACAGGTTCAGTTCCGGCTGAATCTGGCAAATATCCAGCTGGATCAGAACCGGCTCGGGCGCCTGTTCCCGTACATGGTGGAACTGTTTGTCGCGCATTACCTCACGCTGCAGGCGGGAGACAACCGTTCCGCAGCACTGGGTCGCGCGGGAGGCTCCAGCAGCGGGATTGTTTCATCAAAATCCGTCGATAAGGTGAGCGTGAGTTATGACAACTCATCGACGCTCAACCCTGCCGCGGGTTTCTGGAACAACACACGTTATGGCGCTGAGTTTTACCAGACAATCTGCATGTTCGGTGCGGGAGGGCGGCAACTGTGAAATCTGGTCTTGTGCTCCGTGCGGACAATGCACAGGCGGTGCTCGATGCGCTTAAAACGCTGGGCAACCGAGACGTGCTGGTGGGTATTCCGTCTGACCGCGCTGAGCGCACAGACGGGATGGAAATTAACAACGCCGAACTGGGCTACCTGCACAGCTTTGGTGGCACCATCCGCGTGCCGGAGCACATGACCACCGTTTACCGCCAGATTGATGATGACGGCAGCTTTAAACGCAACGGGCAGTTTGTGCAGCAGGCGAAAAGCAACTTTGCCACGCAGCATAAAGTCGCTGCCTACAGCGTGCAGCTGCCGCCGCGTCCGTTCCTGCACATGGGTATAGCGCAGTCGCGCGATAAGGTGGCCGGGCTGATGAAGCAGGCCGCTTTTGAAGTCCTGAGCGGTAATGCATCTGCCGCCGAAGCCATGCTGAACCGCGCCGGAACGGAGGCCGTGAACGCTGCCAGAAACGTGATCACGGCCGGTGACCAGCTGACACCACTTGCCGAAGCCACGTTACGCGCCCGCCGCAGCCGGGGCCGCAGCGGCACAAAACCGCTCTATGACACCGGGCAATTTCTCCGTTCAGTCACCTACGTTGTGAGGACTAAAAATGCCGGATCTTGACGTAACAGACATCCTTTTCGATCCCGACTTCTGCGACACCACCTTAGTTGTAAAGCGCCGCAGCATGACAGTTGATGATGACGGGTTCGGGAAAAATACCGTCACCAGTTCCCCGTTTGCGGGCGTGGTAACAGTAGATAAGTCGCTGGAAAGCCGCAGGCTTGAGGCGGGGCAGGTGGTGCATGGTGCAATCCTGATCGTCACCACAGAACGCCTGACGCAGGGCCAGACCGGGCGGGATGCGGACATTGTGACGTATCAGGGGCGCGATTACCGCGTGTCTTTTGTCGATCCGTACACCGCATACGGCGCGGGTTTTGTTCAGGCGCACTGCGAACTGTTGCCGTTTGACGGAGGGACGCCCGTTGAGCAGTAACACCACGGGCCAGCCCGGCTGGCTCACCCCGCAGCAGGCCGCGACTGACTATGACACGCCGCTGGACGTGCACCTGAGTCAGTGGATCCGCAACGTTTCAGGGCTGCCAGCCGGGCGCGTCATAGCCCGCTGGCAGCCTGACCAGCCCGCCATTCCCCCTGCCGATGTTAACTGGTGTGCATTCGGCATTACGGGCATTGCTGCCGATGCCGGTCCCGCGTTTGTTAACCAGACCGATGTTACCGCTGCACAGTGGCGGCATGAGCTGGTTGAGTGCCTGGCCTCCTTTTACGGCCCGTCTGGCCAGCAGGTTGCCGCGCAGTTTCGGGACGGGCTCGCCGTTAACCAGAACAATGACACGCTGGGCCAGTGGGGATTAACCCTGGCTGACTGCGACAGCATCCGGCCCGCGCCGGAACTCATCAATAACCAGTGGGTACGCCGTTACGACGTGATGGTTCGCCTGCGCCGCAAAGTCATCAGCACCTGGGGCATCCAGTCGCTGACCGACGCCCCTTTCAGTATTTCAGGAGAATAACCCATGCCGCAGGGCTTACCCGTTTCAAACGTTGCCAGCGTGGACATTATTATGTCGCCGAGGGCGGCGGCGGGCCGTAACTTTGGCTCACTGCTCATCCTGGGTAGCGCAACCATCATTCCGCTGACCGAGCGTATCCGCCTGTATACCTCGGCGGCCAGCATCGGTACCGATTTCGGCACCAACAGTGAGGAATACCTTGCCGCCGTGGCGTATTTCTCACAGTCGCCGACGCCTTCGCAGGTGTATGTCGGTCGCTGGGCGAAAACGCTGGCGGCGGCCGAGGTCGGTAAGGTTGAAACTTTACTCGATGGCGTGAACGCCTGCCTGGGCTTTACCAGCTGGTACGGGCTCGGCGTAACGTATGACGCCGACCGTAAAGACGATGACCTGCTGCCGGTATGTGCCGCGATTGAGTCCTCATCGTTAAGCCGCATCCTTGCCGTTACCACGAAAAACACCGATGCGCTGCTCACTACAGTGAACACCGATATCGCGTCGAAAGTGAAAGCGGCGAAATACAGCCGCACGTTCGTGCAGTATTCATCCACCAGCAATTACGGGGCAATTTCGGCGTTTGGCCGTGCGTTTACCGTGGATTTTAACGGGTTCGGTACCACCATCACGCTGAAATTCAAGCAGGAGCCCGGCATCACCTATGAAAGCCTGACGCCCGCACAGGCGGCCGCGCTGGATGCGAAGAACTGCAACGTTTACGTGTACTACGCCAACGACACGGCCATTCTGCAGCAGGGCGTCATGGGCAACGGCGATTTCTTTGATGAGCGCCACGGCCTCGACTGGCTGCAAAACTATGTGCAGACCAACCTCTTTAACCTGCTGTACACCAGCGGAACAAAAGTGCCGCAGACCGATGCGGGCAACACGCGCATCATGGCGAACGTGGAAGCCTCGATGGACCAGGCGGTGAACAACGGTCTTATTGCCCCTGGCGTCTGGAACGGCGGTCAGATTGGCCAACTTTCCCCGGGCGACACCCTGACCAAAGGGTATTACGTGTATATGGCTGCGATTTCATCCCAGGCACAGGCTGACCGCGAAGCGCGTAAGTCGGTACCGGTTCAGGTGGCCTGTAAGCTGGCGGGAGCAATCCACTACGCCAGCGTTCAGATTAACGTCGTGCGCTGAGGAAAATAATCAATGAGTGCATACAGCTTTATGGATATCACGGCCTCGCTGACGGGGCCGACCGGCGTTATCGATCTGGGTTACGGTTCCGCAAACTCTGATGAGGGGATCGTGGTCACCATGTCGGAGGCCAAAAACACCATGACGATCGGCGCTGACGGCGAGGTGATGCACAGCCTGCATGCAGGCAAAGCCGGTACCGTCACCGTCAACCTGCAGAAGACATCACCCGTGAACAAGAAACTGTCCCTGATGTACAACGCGCAGTCGGTTTCGTCCGCGCTGTGGGGCAATAACGTGATCGTCCTGCGTAACAAGGAATCCGGTGACATCGTTACCGCACGCGCCTGTGCTTTTCAGAAGCAGCCAGACTGGAACAACCCGAAAGTGGCCGGCAACGTCTCCTGGGTGTTTGACGCGGGCAAAATCGACGAAATCTTAGGGGAGTTCTGATCATGCAGTTTGAGATTAAAGGCATCCGCTACAGCGCTCACAAGCTGAGCGCGTTCGACCAGCTTAAAGTGTCCCGCAAGCTGCTGCCGGTGCTGGCCGCTTTGCTGGCGGAATTCGGCAGCATCCAGAATCTGTTGCCGAAATCTGAACCTGTGCAGGGTGCAGATACAGAAAAGGCGAGTGATTTTACCCGCTATGCCCCGGTGTTCGAAAAGCTGCTGCCAGTGGTGGCGGACAAGCTCGCGATGCTCAGTGAAGAAGACACCAACGCGATCATCTTTCCGTGCCTGGCAGTGGTACAGCGAGCGCACGGTAAAGACCGCTGGGTGCCGGTTGCGCAGGGCAACGATCTGGCGTTCGACGACATTGACCTGTTCAGCATGCTGCAGATTGTCGGTCGCGTGGTGGGCGACAGCCTGGGAAATTTTTTGCCCGCACCCCCAGAGAAAGGGACGGAGGGCCAGCAGCCACAGGGCTGACGCTCGACACGCTGCCGGACGGTACCGACATGATCTGGAAGGTGGCAAAGGCTTTCCGGATCGACTTCAAAGACCTCGAATCGGGCGCCGTCGATTTGTG